TATGACAAGAACGAACTCAAAGGTATGGCTAAAGGCGGCAAAGTTATGGAAGCCCCCCGTATGATGCGCAAAGAGGTAATCCAGCGTGAGCCTGTAAAAGCGCCATCTGCTCCTAAAGGTATGTTGAAGAATCGCGGTGCTTTGGGCGTCATTGCTAATAAAAATCCTGGCGAAACCTCGATGAACACTGCGCCTAATTTGCCTGGAGACAAAATGATGATGAATCGCGGCGGTTCAGCAATGTCTAAGGGCGGTAAGATGGGTAAGAGTAATTGCTAATTCCCTTTGCTTTTTAGCAGGGTTGAATTATAATTTGTCAATCTCGGGCGTGCTAGGACAGCAGCCATCTGACTACAAAATAGGGTTAGTATGGCATATTCCGGCACAGTGAGCACAACGACGTTTAACGCGCTGAAGGTGGTAGACCACGCCTTCAGGCGCTGTCGTTTGCCCGCTCAGGCTATCACAGCCGAAATGCAGACCTATGCTCTAGAGTCTCTCTATTTGTTCCTGTCAGAGTTGGCGAGCATCAAAACACCTAGCTGGTGTATTGAGGAAGTGATTCTACCTATGTACCAGAACCAACCTATCGTGACGCTTCCGGTAGGCACGGTCGAGGTTCTCAACTTGAACTACCGTACGATTCAACCTCTGACCGGCGCTACCGTAGCCACATCAACTTCGTACACCGTAAACTTCACCACCCAGACCGCCGTAGATACGGTCGGTGTTGAGTGGTCGGGTGCTTCAACTCCGTTGACTTTTCAGGTGAGCACAAACGGGACAGTCTGGGTTACCGTAGGAACCTACACGGGCACTGCGAGCGCGGGCGAGATTACGTGGACGGACATTTCTGGGGCGCTACCCTACCAGTACTTCAGAATTACCTCTACGGCAACTTTCAACTACGCGGTAATCAGTCTCGGCAATATGCCTCAGGAGATTCCCCTCGGGCAGTTGAACCGCGACAGCTACGTCAACCAGAGCAATAAAGTGTTTCCTGGTCGCCCTAGCAATTACTATTTTCAGCGTGACCTGCCTGAGCCGGTGGTTTATCTCTGGCCAGCGCCGTTTATCGCCGCTGAACAGGCTCAGTTGATCCTCTGGCGGCATCGTCAGATCATGGACACTGCGAACCTTCAGCAAGACGTAGAAGTGCCTCAGCGCTGGCTCAACGCAATCGTTGACAACTTGACAGCGAAGGTCGCCTCTGAGACCCCGCAAGTAGACGCCCAACTCATACCTATGCTTGACCAGAAAGCGGCTATGAGCTTGCAGCGTGCGTGGGACGGTGACAATGATGGTTCGCCTATCCAGATCAATCCTGGCATCGGGGTGTACACTAAATGAGCGTCTTTCTTGACCCGAGCGGACAACCGACTTATGGTATCGCCATTTGCGGTCGTTGCTCGCGTAAGATGTTGCTCTCTGAGCTGGCTCCCGATCCGAACTATCCTGGCCTTATGGTCTGTGAAGAAGACCGCGATGAGTACGACCCGTACCGCCTTGCGCCGCGTCGTCCTGATCAAATCGTCCTCCCGTTCAATCGTCCGGACACCCCGATTAACACTCATCCGGCTGGCGTCATTCAAGAAGCCGGTGATGAGTTTTTCATTACCGAAGACGGTGATGGCTATTTGGAGTTCTAAATGTCTGATGTCCCAAGTAATCTAATACCTACGCGAATTACGCAGTTACCTGTTGCTCCCGTGGCTGATGAAAACAGCCTGATGATGATCGTCTATCAGGGTAACAACTACCAGATCCGCGTCGGTGACCTGCTCAGCGTTGCGGGCGTACCTACTAGCACGCAGGTGATCGCCGGTACGGGTATGACCGGCGGTGGCCAGCTGACGGGTAATGTGACCCTGAGCGTTGCCCCTAAAGGTGTCAACGGGACGCTGTTGTCTGACACCGGCGTAGCTTCTGGCGTTTACGGTGATTCGACAAATATTCCGGTTTTTACTGTTGACACTACGGGTCGCGTTACAGCTGCTACAACGATCCCCGCCGCTATTTCCGGTTACGTTCCTACGAGCACGCAAGTGATCGCCGGTAACGGCTTGACCGGTGGCGGTCTATTGAGCACCAACGTCACGCTTGCCGCCAGCTATAGCGCCAGCGCACCGGAGGCGGGTTTTCAAACCGGTTCGGCGGGCGTAGCAAACACCCTCGCTCGCAGCGACCACAAACACCCTGCCGTTGACTTGTCAGCTGATGATCAGGTAGACAATATTCTCGGGCTGGGTAACGGCGGTACGGCGCGTAGCTTAGTCATGCAGCCAGGAGCAGTGATCTGGTCCGGCGCTGACGGTTTATACGTCGGTCCTGCGGGGTTTGCGGGTCAAGTGTTGGTGTCCGGTGGCTCAGGAGCGCCTACATGGGGTTCTGCGCTTTTGGTGGTAGATCAACCGGCTAACGTGGTTTACGCTGGTCCCGCTGCCGGAGCTGCCGCTCCTACGGCTTTTCGCTCCCTAGTTAACGCTGATCTACCGGCTTCCGGAGTCACTGCTAACACCTACGGCTCTTCTACTGCGATCCCCGTGATCACTGTGAACGCTAAGGGTGTGATCACAAGCGCCACAACTGCAAGTTTTACCGGCGGTTTGTCGTACCAAGGTTCTTGGAATGCATCAACTAACACGCCTACGTTGGCTTCTAGCGTCGGCGTGAATGGTTACTACTACATTGTCTCGGTTGCTGGTTCAACTAATCTGAACGGTATCACTGACTGGCAAGTTGGCGATTGGGCGATCTTCAACGGCACGGTATGGCAGAAGATTGACCAAACCAACTTGGTCAGTTCTGTCAATGGTCAGACCGGTGTGGTTAGTATTGCTTACGCAGACTTGGCAGGTTCTATTCCTACGTGGAACCAAAACACTACAGGTACTGCGGCTGGTTTGTCTACGACCCTTGCGATTGGCTCCGGCGGTACTGGGCAGACCACAGCTTCTGCCGCGTTTAACGCGCTGTCACCTATCACCACGACTGGCGACTTGATACTCGGTAACGGGACAAACAGCGCTACCCGCTTAGCTATCGGTGCTAACGGGTATCTTTTATCGTCTAACGGCACAACAGCCTCATGGCAACCTGCCCCCGCTGGCGGAGTTACCACTTTTGATGCAGGAACTACAGGCTTTACTCCAAGTACTGCAACCTCTGGTGCAATCTCCTTAGCTGGAACCCTTGTGGTGGGTAATGGTGGTACTGGGGCGACAACCTTGACAGGCTATGTCAAAGGCACTGGCACATCAGCGCTGACAGCTTCTTCAACTATTCCAAACACTGACATCACAGGTTTGGGAACCATGTCCACGCAGAACGCAACTTCTGTGGCGGTGACAGGTGGCGCTATTGACGGAACAACTATTGGCGGCACAACAGCGGCGGCGGTTACTGGCACAACAGTTACTGCAAGCACAAAGTTTGTTAGCCCTAATTTTGATGCAGCAAGCTCTGCTGGTGGCGCATTGCGTACATCTGGCGGCTCAAATTGCTTGCAATGGGGCGGCGGCGGTGCTGTTAACCTGACGCTTGATGGTCCATTCAACATGAACCCCGCCAACGCAACTATTTCTATTGCACCAACAGGCACAGGAACATTGACAGTCAACCCCGCGACAGCAGGCACGATCAACAATATGGTTATTGGCGGAGCAACCGCCGCTGCAATAACGGGTACAACTATCACCGGAACAACTTTTGTTGGCATCAACGGAGGCACATTCTGATGATTGAAGAACTAATCGAGCGCCTATTCCACGCGAGAAATGCGGCTCACATCGCGCACTGGAAAACAAAATCATACGCTGAGCATAAAGCCCTCGGACATTACTACGAGGACGTCATTGAGCAGTTAGATGAGTTGATTGAGGCGTATCAAGGCACTTTCGGAATCATTGGCGAAGTCGGTGAGCAGGAAAAAAGCATTGCAAAAACGATTCATGATGATATAATTTGGCTGAATGAAAATCGTAGCAAAGTTGCTAAGGGTGTTCCAGCCCTAGAGAATATCGTTGATGAACTCACCGGTATGCATATGAAAACTTTATACAAACTTGAGAATTTGAGGTAACACTATGGCGGCAACAGGCTTTACACCTATTCAGCTTTATCGCACGACGACAGGAGCGGCTGTACCTTCTGCGGCTAACCTGCTGCCAGGAGAGCTGGGCTTCAACATCGCTGACACTGACATGGCTTTGTACGCTGAAAACGCGTCAGGTACTGTCAAGCGCATCATGAACAACCCTGCGGGCTTGAAATACCCCACCGCTGACGGTTCAGCAAATCAGGTTATTCAAACTGATGGTGCTGGTAATCTCACTTTTGCAACCCCAGCGGCGGGCGCGACCAAAGGTCAAGCAATCGCTTTTTCACTGATTTTCGGTCTGTAAGGAACCATTATGGCAAATCCAAATATTGTCAACGTAGCCGCCATTTATGGCAACTCTTCGCAAACGTCGCTAAGCAGCACGAGCGCAACTAGCTTGGTGAGCAACGCCGCGTCCAGCGGTAAAGTGTTCAAAATCAACTCAATCACCGTCGCTAACGTAGACGGAACGGCAGCTGCTGACATCACGATCAACGTGTACAGCGCCGCCGCTTTGGGCGGTACGGCTTTTCCGATTGTTTCTACGATCTCAGTTCCTGCTGACGCTACATTGATTGTGACCGACAAGACCACCACGTTTTACTTGCTGGAGAATCAATCCATCGGTGCAACTGCTGGCACGGCTAACGACCTTGTAGTGAACGCAAGCTGGGAAGAGATTAACGCATAAAGGGGGGCATCATGCCTTTACGTCCTCCTGCTGGGTTTATCTCAGCTTTTTATGATCCGCTAAAGAATCCTAATGTTCCTACATCAGTAACTGCATCTGGTGGAGATGCCTCTGCCTCTGTATCTTTTACAGCACCGTCCAATGTGGGTGGCTCGGCTATCTCGTCTTACACAGCGATCTCAACACCTGGATCGTTTACTGGTTCGGCAGCATCTTCCCCTGTAACAGTTACCGGTTTGACCAACGGCACGGCTTACACATTTGCTGTATGGGCTACGAACACCTACGGACCAAGCGCGTTTAGTGCGGCAAGTGGTAGCGTAACTGCTGGCACATTTGCTTATTTCTTTGGTGGTACAACTTCAGGTGCTGTTGTTAACACAATTGACTATGTAAGTATTGATAGTACGGGCAACGCTACAGATTTTGGTGACATAACCTATTTAACTTCTAAAGCGGCGGCGTGCTCTTCTTCAACAAGAGGAATTGTGGCTGGAGGTTCTAGCGCTGGTACAAGGACAAACGCTATTTCCTACATCACTTTTGCCACGGCAGGAAATACAACATCTTTTGGCACGTTAATTACGGCAAACGAAAGTTTTGGAAGTTTGTCAAATAGCACTCGCGGAGTTATTGCTGGTGGAGAAGTTGGGACAACAAATGTTATTCAATACGTCACCATTGCAACAACAGGAAATGCAACAGACTTTGGCGATTTGTTAGCAGGCCAATATTGGATGGCGGGGTGCGCATCAACAACCAGAGGCATTTTTGGTGGTGGCACAACAGGCACAAAGTCAAACGTCATTCAGTACATAACTATTGCTACAACAGGTAATGCTACAGATTTTGGGGATTTAACAGTTGCACGATCCGGTCTTGGCGGTGCTTCTAATGCAACACGAGGTGTTTTTGGCGGAGGGTCTTCTGCGTCGGCGGTTGTTAACGTAATTGACTACATAACTATCGCTTCCACAGGAAACGCTACGGATTTTGGTGATTTAATTACCACTACAACCGATTTTACAGCCGCCGCAAATTTAACTCGTGCGCTGTTTGCTGGTGGTGAACTTTCAGGTGGAAGTAGAACAAATGTAATTAGTTACATCACAATCGCCTCTACAGGCAACGCCACGGATTTTGGTGATTTAACACAAGCCAGAAACGACCTTGCGGGTTGTTCATCTGCTCACGGGGGTTTATAAATGCCAAGTTATTCAGGTGTATGGACACTCACTGCTGTGTATCAGGCTGTTGGTGCGGGGAATTGGACAAACCCATCGTACTGGATTGCCACACTAAGTGGTTCTGGGTATGACTACGGGCAAGGCATTGCTGTAGATTCATCAGGCAATGTGTATGTTGCTGGAATTATTACTGGAAATAATTTTCTACTTACAAAGTACAACAAGTTTGGCGCAATACAGTGGCAACGCAAGTTAGGCACTTGCAACGATAAAGGTTTTGGCAACATTCTTGCTATTGATTCTGCAGGCAATTCGTATGTTGTTGGAACGATAACTGAGGCGAGCTTGAACCTGATCCTCTTTAAATACGACACATCAGGCACTT